TTTAAGGTGGTTCTTCCCATGGTCATGCGTTCGGGATGTGGTGTCGATTGGTTAGCAACATTCGTATCTCGTCGTCACTATGCATGGCACGCGCTGCAAACAGAAAAAAACAAATTGGGTGAACAGGTAGCATCAGATCCTCGTTTCAATTTGTGGTCACGAATGATCGTTCGAGCAGCATACGAAGAAGAGGATGGAACAGTTGTTTCTTGTTGGCCCGACATGTGGCCCGCCACACGAAAAATTAAAAATGCAGATCCTAGGTTAAAAGATAGAGTGTCCCTCGAAGAGATTCGAGAGATCATCGGTACTCCTAATTTCCTTGCAGAATATATGGCGAGACCTGGTGAGGGGGAAGGTACATACTTTCCCCCACTCTCCAAGGAGAGACATGGGTGGTGGTACGAAAACGTGGATAACATGCTGCAAGAAGATCCTTACTCTAGTAATACCCTTATATGTTGGTTCTCGGGGGACAATATAGTGAGGAAGAGGATGTGTGAATTCTTAAGATTGAATAGGTTGTTTATGACAGTAGATACTTCATATACAGCCACAGCAGATTCAGACTTTAAGGTTGCATGTGTTATGGGAATTAACTCTGAGAATGAATTATTTGTATTAGATATATGGAGTGCTCAATGTCGTGAGGACGAATTGGTAAAGCAAACCATGCAACTTGCGGATTATTGGAGAACACCCACTATCCACCCCGAAGCCATTAAACAGGGATTGGGGCTCTATAATACGTTGGATTCTCTAGTTAAAACCCGTGCGAGGGACATGATGGGCATCTCCCATCTTCCCGGAATCAAGAAACTCAATCCGGGGATGATAGAAAAAACTACTAAGATAGCGTCACTCTCGCTGCGGTTCGAGCATGATAAGATAAAAATACCGTTGTGGAAAAATGAATCCTCATTTCGTAGGCTAAAAGATCAAATAGAACAGTTTAATCCTGATGCACGGGATGGGGGTCTACAGCACGATGATGAACTCGATTGTGTATGTATGTCTCAATTCGTTATAAAAGGAAGATTATCAAGAATTATTAATGTTGACCATCCCAATAAAACACCCCTGGAAAGGTTAAAAGAGGGAGAAGTTGTAGATGAGGAGAGAGGAACCCCTTTGGCTTATGGAATTGATTTTAATAAAACATCTGTTGCTGATATACAAGACATTTTAGATAGGAGCGTAGATAATGATTCCGGAAACCCATCAAGAATATGAACATAAGAATTCGGTTGTTGTTCCCTTAGCATTTTTCGATAAACTAATGAGATGTTACTATGGTACTGGACCTCGTGATGGGGATCCACAATATCAATTTACACCCGAAAATTCACATACTGAGGTGATACCAGAAATATCAAATCTAAAAGAGACTACAATAGGAACAGAGATGCCTCCGGGGTTTATCCCAAGGGGAATTGCAGCAGAAAAAATAAAGGCTAAAGAACGTGGCACTAGACACGGTAAAACTACCGAAAAATCCGAGAGACCTAGCAAGAGTAATTGACGAACATGCAGACCGAGAAGATTCGCGTTTATCTTATCGTCGTATTATGTGGTTGCTTGCTTGGCATTATCTAAATGGGGCTAGGCGATTTGACGTATTTGATCCTGATAGTGGGGCGTTATCCCCCCACTACTTAGATGAAGACGGGAACATGGAGTTTCAATCTCAAGAGATGTTATCAGCAATTGATAAGGTTTCTGGTAGATTAGCAGCTTTAGATCTAAGACCTAAAGTTTTCCGTAAGGGTATCTCCCTCAATAGTGTTCGAGAGAGATCTATAGGTCAGATTATTATGGATCACGTAGTACCAGACGATCATTTAGACAAAGTTAAAACTCAATTTGCACACATCTTTACTTCTCTAGGTTCTTGTGGAATGGCGGGACATATTATAAATTCTTCTACTATTGGATTAACCGCTGATCTTGAAGTTATCCATCCTAGAGAACTATATCCCTTCCCTTCTCTGGGTACAGATTACACTAAAGCTAGAGGTATGATGAGACAACGAACTGTTCCTCTACAATTTCTTGAAGACATGTTTGATAAGAAGTTAAACCGAAGTCTAGATAAGATGGAGTGGTGGGAGCAACAAATTGGTGAGGTAGACGCATCTGGTGCATCGGGAGGAACAGATGCTTCATCCAAAGATGTTAAGTATTGGGACGGTGAAAGAGGAACACAGAATCCCGGAAGTGCAGCCAAGCGAGGACAAACCGCAGTAGTTAAAATTAGAGAACTGTGGCTCTTTGGAGTGGGGGACACGGTTACAAGGTATGTAGTCTCTAGTGGAGAACACATATTGCACGACGAAGAATTCGATGAGATGGAAGTTTATTGCCCCATAGGGTTTGCAAGATTTATAGAAAACGGAACTTTTCATGGTGCAGGTCTATTTGATCTTCTCTTTAGTCTAGGTCGTGAGATGGAGACATTGCTTAAGTCTCTCTTTAATAATGTAAGAGATACAGATAAGTATGGTGTTCTTGTAATGCCCCAAGGGCAATTTAATGATAGAGCTATGTTACGAGATGTAGGAAAAGGTCTTAGAGTTCTACCTTTTGAACCAGACCCAGTAGTTGAAACATTTAGACCTTTCAGTATTACACCCCACAACTCGGGAGACATTCCGGGTAAGACGGCTGCATTTGCTAAAGATCTGATGGAAAAATTGAATCCTGTTCATGATCTTATTAGAGAAAAAGGTCGTGTGGATTCCGCTGCGGGTTTGTCGTTCTTGGATGAACAAATTAGTAAGACTATGACTAATCCAAGTAGAGGTATAGAGCAAGCATTCCGAGGATGTTATAGAGCAGTCTTAGCGGGATCTGTTAGAGAACTAATAGACAAACCTATTAGTATCCCCATTACCAGTATAAACCTCGAAATGGCAGGAGCCATAATCGATGCAGAGAATAGTCAAATCCAATTCCAAGGAACGAATCCTCTTCCTTCCCTTAAAAATGTATCTGTTACTGTTAAAGAAACTAGTCCCCGTTCAATGGTGGCTAGAAAGCAAGAAGCACTTGAAATGTTAAAAGCAGGAATATCAGATCCTGATTCCTTTAAACTTTTAATCCTTAAAGAGAGTTTAGACTTTGCGGTTTGGATTGAAGAAGAAAAATCTGCTTATGACATGATCGTTCGTAATTGTTTAGTTCTTTACGGAGACGGGCAAGATCCGGGTCAAATTATTTTAACCCCACATAATGCTGCACCAGAGTTCCAACTTCGTGTCTTGGTTGCATTTATGTCGAGCCCTATAATGTCTGTGGCAAGTACAGAAGTTCAAAACGAATTCATCAAACTTAAAGAATTTATGATACAGTCTACAGGAGCTGTTATGCCGGAGGGTGTTCCTTCGCTAATGGAAGCAGCCGAGATGCAACAACCAATGGAGGGTATGGGTCAAGGTGGTCCAATGCCGTTCCCACAACAAGGAGCAATTTAAATGCCCGAAGAAATACAAGAAACACCAGAAACACCTCAAGTAGAAGCTACTGAGACCCCCACTCCACCAAGTTTAGATCTTGATTCAACCGTTAAGGTTGATGGTCAAGAGATTTCGGTTAGAGATTTAATTAATACTAGGGATGAAGCAGCAAGGCTTAGAGAGTACAATGAAAATGCAAGACAATTAATTAGTCCTCATGGATCCACGGAAGAGCAAAGAGAACAATCAGTAAGGTTTCTCATGACTCAAGAAGGGTACAGTCCCTCAGATATTGATGAGTATGTTAATTGGACAAAAGAAGCAACACAGGAGGCAGTAGATTATGAGAACGTTCCTCAAGAACAATATGCCCCTGAAACAAATATTCCGGCTGAACCATATAATCAGGAACAAGCAATGATGCAAGAACAAGACAACCAAAGAATAGCAGACATAGAACAAAAGCAATCTCGGTTGGGTGCAGAGATGATGAAGAAAGATCTTGATAACTCTTTAAGAAGAGTATTTCATGAAGATACTGACATGAAAAAACTAATGTCTCTTTCTGAGGAAGGGGATAATAGTAGACAACAAATCCTTATGAAAGAGGTAGAATCCGCTATGATGGATAACCTCAAGAAAAGGAGGGCCTCAGGAGAAACCTTTAATGCAAATTGGTTTGATGAAGAGGCTGGTAAAGCCACCAAATTTGTGTATGATAAATTTCGTTCGGTAATCGGTGATCCGGATAAAATCCAGCGTTCACCGGAAACAGCAACAGATAGTGATAGTTTGTTTAATAAACCTCCAGTTGATCCTCCTGAGTTTGAAAAGGGTGATGACATGGGCGCGCTTTCTGTGAAGTCTCATGATTGGACACTCGACACATTACTTAGGGGAGCCCGAGAGGGTGCCTCTGGAGGAAAATCGAAAGCTTAGAAAAGTAAAGGAATCTCAAGATGCCTGCAAAATTTTCTCCTACTGGAGCCATGTTTGATCTCCACGAGGAACGAATTGAAGAAGTCATTAATAAAAATATTGAGATTTTCCTCCCCGGTTTAGACCCTATTTGGCAAGATCTTATTTCCACAAGCCAAGGGGTTGGCCCTACTGATGCACTCGGACGTGACCTAAAAATCTTAAAGGTTTATATGGGTTCTATGGCTGGTGTTCTTGAACAAGGTAAACCGAAAGGGGATGTCTCTCTTTATGGTGACGACACCGATCAATACGGTGCACGTCTATATACGCAAAATCTTTCACAAACTTGGCCCTCACCACTAGATGGTCCAAACGCAATGCCATTCCGTCTCGGTATTGGTATGCGTTCCATGATGTCTAACATCATGTTCACTCTTGGTGAAATGCAAGCAGAAGCAACCCCATCATTTATTGGTGAAGTTATTGCTCCTAAGTTGGAAGGTTTTGGTCGTAATATAGCTCACACTCTATGTAACTATTGGTACTTAAGTCAAAACGACAGTTACCAAATAAGTACAATTACAAGTAAAGTAGCAAGTGTTGTTGCAACTGGTGGTAGAGAAGTTACATTTACACCCGGAAACGGTGCTGTAGACCGATACTATGTTGGTCAACGAGTTGATGTTTACACTGCATCATTCGCAAAACGCGCTAATGATACTACGTCTACTGATGCTGACCAATCTGATGGTGGAGCTTCGGGAGTAGCCTCCACGCGAGTACCTACATTTATCTCAAGTGTAGATGAACTTAAGGGAACGGTTACACTCTTCTCCACAGTTGATCCCGATGCTTGGGTTGGGGCTAATATAGCTAATGATATGTTAGTTGTATATGCTGGTAGTGATACAAGCATGACAGATTCGTCAGATGCTACTAGTGCATTCACTGGTTTTGCTGGCGTAAACAGTTGGCTAAAATCAGGTGCGTCAGGTGACAACGATAAGTACCTATTGGGTGATGATCGTGATACGAATAACCAAATCGATCTCACGGTTCATCCAGAGTTTAAAAGTTTCACTAAAGGCAGTGTTGGTGTTCTTACTGAACACAAACTCCGTCAATATTTACGTCGATTCCACGCAGCCAAAAACAAGTACGGTCAATATATTGACTGCTTGATCGCCTCTGATGGTGTTTGGTTGAACTACGAGTCAACGAAAATTGGTCGTGAAATCATTGACCGAACTGGTAAGCTCTCAAGCGTGACTAGTGAAGGTTCAAATGAAGGCTTCAAATTCTCCTTTGATGGACGAACATATACTGGCTACACTTCAACTTATGTTGAAGACAATACCGTATACGGAATCCGAAAAGGTGGAAATAACTGGAAACGTTATGTGCCGCCTTCAATTGCTGGAGCAAGTAGTTTTTCTCAAGCAGGAACGGGTGTTCCGTTTGAATTCATTGCTGGTGCACTCACCGGTACGGGTTCGAATAAACTTCCGATCTATGACTCCCAAGGTAACAATACACTTGTAACCGAAGGTGTTCAAATGCCTGGTCAAATGAGGATGCAGTTGGTTCCTGACCAACCTGCAGGCATTAAATTGTCTGGTGTGACGCAAGACAAGCTTTACAGCGACAACTAATCCGTAAATATATCCTCCTGTGTTGGGAAGAGGGTCTGCCGAGTATGGTGGACCCTCTTTCTTTTGGTATACTTGTGGAATGGATATAGAGATACTTTACAATCCGTATGAAGAAGCAATTAATACAGGACTCCAATTGGGAGTAGAACACAAGATTATGCCTGATGGGGATTGGATCCAACATATTCGCAGAGAAACAGAGAGGAAGGATCTCTTTGTATATCGACATGCTATTACAGAAAACTTTGTATTAGCACACTGGATATATCCCCCTTCAGAAGTCGATAAGCCTATATGTTTAGAACTGGAAACAATGCCTATACCCCCAGATCGTGGGGGTTGGATTCCTACTGAAGCAATCAAACTTAGATGCCGTGCTGTAGATAAAGAAGAGGAATTTATGGAACGCAGACTAAAATCTCAAGCAGAAAAGCGTGATTCTCAAAGAGAAAAGCAAGAGGGATATGAGAGGAAGGATCAGATGGTAAGGCATCTCAAACGAAAGGGCATGGAAGTGGAAGCGATATCTTTACAAAATTCGAAGGTGCATTATAGTAAGGGAGACAGCGAACTTACTGAAGACCTTAATAGTTTTTCAAAGGGCAGGATAATTACTCATGGATAGTTCTAGTTCAATATTAATGACTACAATTGAGAGGATTCGTACCTATTTGGACGATCCTACTCTTGACGCTAAATATACAAATGATTTTCTGGTAAGGCATATTATTGAGCCGGAGATGGTCAATGTCATTACGGCTATTAATCAACAGAGAGATGAACCTATCCTCTGTAAATTTTCGTTGGATAGCCTTGAAGATACTAATACGAGTATAGAACTTCCTCCTAATGTAGGGATCGTTCACAGGATCACTAAACTAAATGATGACGGGACTGTATTAGATGATATAGCAAAGCGAGACGAAACAGATCCTCGTGGTCCAGGTTGGCATCTCGACGGTAGAGATTTACACATCCGTCCTGATTGGACTCCAGATACTGCAGGATATGAAGTTTGGTATACACCTTCTGGTGACTTTATACCTCATTACAGTGCAGACGGTGGAACACTTATCTCGGGAGCACTAACATTCACATTAGATGCTGCTCCTGATGTAGGAGATTATGATCGAAGAGAGGGTGCTTATATAGGAGGAGTACTTCGAGTATGGAACGCTGCTAATACGATAATCCAAGAGCAAGTCATATCAGGATATGATGTTTCAACAAGAGTGGTAACTGTCCGTACGGCATTTGGTACTACAGATATTCCTGTTGCAGATACCTTGAGATACGAAATTGTACCTGAATATATGGGACAAATTTGGCAAACGATTGCCATAGCTTCTGCAATGAACCTTGGTGTTGCTAGGAACATTACCGAAAAGCAAATGGCATATCTCAAGGAGCAGTTTGCTTTATCCCTCCAGACTTCAATGGTTTTAACTGCAAGTAAAGTACAGAATAAAGCTGTATCCCCAGAAGACTCTGTTCTTCATACAATGCTGCAAAGAATTCGTTGGGGTCTTCCTGAGCAAGTAGAGAAGAAAATGTCTGATGATTACATCATGAGATCTGCAATCGTTCCTAAGTTAGCGGAGGTTATTTCGTCTATAAATAGTCGTAATGATTCTCAGATAGTAAATCGTCATAGTTTTACATTTGTTAACCAACAAGAATACTATGCCCTTCCCCCTTGTATAGGTAAGGTTTTAAGACTTGCTAAAATTTCTGCAACAGGTGTGATTAGTGACGAGATTCGTCAAAGAGATGATAACGATCCTCAGGGTAATGGTTGGGCTGTAGAAGGAAACAGAATTTCTATTCGTCCTAATCCTGCTACAGGAGACCTTTCAAGTTACCAACTTTGGTATTTACCAAGTGGAAATTTCTTACCCCACTACGCTAAAGATGGAATTTTGGATTCTGCGGGTAAAATCCTGACCTTATCGAGTGGGGGTCTATTCTCCAGACTACTTGGAACAATTGACAAAAGAGACAATTCTTATGTAGGAGCAACCCTTAGAGTATTCGAATCAAACGGATCAATCTCTGAAAGAACAATTGCGTCTCATGGTGCTGCTACCCCAGGAGTTTCGGTTACAGAAGCGTTTCAAACTATAGGTGGTTCGACAACAGTTGCGTATGAGATAGTTGCTCCTTGGCAAGACACTGTAATGAGTGCAGTGGTGGCTAAAGCAATATTGGAATTGATGGCATTGAAGGGCGGGGTACAAGAAGCAGATCTTGCTATTCTTGCGGAATCTGCGAAGTCTGCACTTTCTTCTTCTATGGTTTCTATTAGAAACAAGAGAGCTTTGGACATAGTTCCAAATCCAAATTCCCATCTCCACATGGTACTTGAGAAAACCAAGACTATTATTCGCGATATTGCTAAAGAACTTGATTACTCTGACGATTTTATTTTTAGGCACGGTATCGTACCTGAGTATAGCAGGGTCATGTCTCGAGTTCAAAATACCTCTAGTGATTACATTATAAATAAATACAACCTTATTACTGTTGCCAATCAACAATACTATGATCTTCCTGCTTCTATTGGAGAAATCATAAGGATTGTAATACTTGAAGCAGACGGAAGAATTTCAAAAGAAATAATGCCTCGTAATCAGTTTAGTACGAGAGGACCAAATTGGAGTCTTGAAGGTAATAGCCTTTCAATTAGACCCTACCCCCAAACAGCACAAACATATGAGATTTGGTACATATCTACAAACGATGTCAAACCTCACTATGCAGAAGATGGTTCACTTGCTGCTGATGGTTTAAGTCTTGATCTAACTAATAATGCGTGGAGTTCTAATGCGTTAGGAGACTTGGATAGGAGAAGAGATATCTATGTTGGAAGCACTATTAGAATTATTAATTCTATTGGGATTATAGAGGAAAAAATAATTAATGGTTATACTGAAACTTCTCGTCGTGTTAATTTCAGAAGTGTATGTGTTAATTCCGCTGGTTTTGGTTCTACCTCTGTGGTTTATGAAGTTGTGCCCGCTCACTTTGGTGCGGTAGTAGAGGCAGTATCTCAAGGTGCAGCAATGAATTTACTTGTGGGTGCTCGTCGTGTTACAAAAGCACAACATGCAATGTTGATGATTAACTTTAAGTCTGCGATGAAAACTGCAATGGACTACTTTACCTTTATGCAGAATCGTGTACCTAAATCATACGAGAAGGATACCGTAGACAACCGAAACAGGTACGGTGGTCTGTATGGCATTCGCTAGTTCTTTACCTTCTGTAGACGAGCAGGTTCGTAGGTTGTTGGGGGATATATCTTATTCTCCTAAGTTATCTCAGTCAGAACACAAGAGTTATACAAAGGGATTCGACGTAGAAAATATTTGGCCGGGGTATCCAATTGCAAATTCTTTGGGTGCTCGGGGTGGAGATCTTCCTTCCAGTATGTCTGAGGTTTATCTCTCACAAAATCAAAATCTCAATGTAGCCATGACAGATGTTATGGTAAATATTAATATTCCTCCTCTTGCAGTTGAAGGTCCTATGGGACCTCAGGGAGATCAAGGGTTACAGGGTGTAGATGGAGCACCGGGAGAAAACGGACCACCAGGGGAAAAAGGAGATACAGGAGATACAGGTTCAACAGGACCACGAGGATTTGTAGGACTTGGAGGGCCACAAGGTCCTCAAGGAGATACCGGATCAACGGGTCCAACGGGTGATACTGGAAGTACAGGTCCAACGGGATCAACAGGTCCAACTGGAACTACTGGTTCGACAGGACCTACAGGTTCTACTGGACCCCAAGGAGAACTTGGACCCTTTGGAGAAACTGGAGATACAGGTTCTACTGGACCACCGGGAGGAATCCCTTACTGTTCTGGTATAATTTCTGAGGTATGAGTTCCTCTATACTCCATAGTCTTGAATACGCACATGAACTTTCCCCTCTTCTGTTAGAGAGCATGAAAGAGGGATTTAAGATGAAACGGGAGAGGGACTCCACATTACAGGGGAGGTGGGGATATCCCTTTCAAAGGTATCAAAAAGGACCCTCGTGGTTTTCGGATGCCCAATTCAATATTATTGAAGAACAAATGCCTCCCTCTGTTGTTAATGTCGGAGACGACGAACCAGCAGAAGAACTTGTAGGACCTCAAGGACCTCCGGGACTTCTGGGAATTCCGGGAGAGGATGGTCCCGATGATGGTCTTGCAGAAGGATACATAGTAATAACCCAATCCAATATGCTTGGTGGAGATAAATGGCAGATTATTCCTACTGATGGATCTCCTTCTTATTACGAAATTGAATGCGGTCCTGGTGCTGATTTTGAGGCTGATCATAATACCTTATATGGTAATCAAATAACTGCCGGAAATATGGTAGTCGCTTGGAATGCTATTGCTAGTGCAGACTTCTTTGTGGAGGATGCAGGTGTTGTTGAGGGTACAGATAACGAGTGGGGTGGTCCTTATTGGAAGGTAAAACTCACACAACTTACTGCAGGTACAGCAGGAAATACCGTAATAACTCATATCGACTATTATCCTGCCCAAGATCATGGAGGTCAGTATCTTATAGATTTTGTAGGAGGAAGCTCTTCGGGTACTACTGCGGGACCTACAGGTGAAACTGGAGACACAGGATCAACAGGACCAAGAGGACCACGAGGTTTTATGGGGAGACCGGGACCAAAAGGATACCCCGGAGAGACGGGTATTGGAGGAAAATTTGCACCTGTGGGATCTGCTGGTCCACGAGGAGATACAGGATCTACGGGATCAACTGGTCCGAGAGGAGCAAGGGGAGACACGGGAACACTAGGTTCAACAGGGGAGACAGGGGAGACAGGGGATACAGGATCAACGGGTCCTCCCTTTGCAGACGAATCAAAATGTGATTGTTGTATAGGTGCAAATGCTGGTGTAGACCCACAAGTTTGGATTAAATTTCCAGATCCTCTTATTCCTCCTCCTACTTCTGTTTGGACGAACACTTCTGGTTTTTCGTTGTTAGCCTTTTTGTATTTTGAAAACAAAGGAATCAAGTATCTAGTTGATATCTTTGATATAAAACCCTTTTCTATAGATCCTGTTTTAGCACAAAATATTTATACTGATTTTGATGCTGATGAATGTGCCCAATTGGGTTCCGACAAAGCGGGTATAGTTTATGATCCCGCTAATGATCCAGAGGTTACAAATGGTAGTGGATTTTGTGGGTGTACAGATTGTGAAACCTCTAGATTGTACTATGAAGAATTACTACCAGATGATGATGACTGTCAAAAGGGGATCCAAAAAATTAATAGTGCAGGTATCTATGTAGTTTCAGATCTTGATTACACTCCCGATTGGGACGAGGACTTTCTAAGAAATAATTTCATTCAGTGTGAAGAAATATCATGTCAAAATTTGGGTTGTCCTGGGGTTCCTCCCGGTGGGGGAGGCTCATTTCCACCTTGTGAAGAAAGGTTTCCAGGTAGTGTTTGGGAAATGGGTGATAGTGATGGGGGTCTTGTATGGCAGAATCCAATGTCGGATTGTGGTCTACAAAATAATACTCCTAGATGTTGGCCCGCAGAAGTTATAGATTATTATCAAAACGATGGTAATTGTTGTCGGAATGAAAATTGGAATTGTAAACCCGTAGATACAGTCACAGAATTAGGTGAAGTTTTGGGACTGCCTATACCTCAAGTTTGGCAAGATGAACTGGGTTGGTCCTCTACAGGAATTATTTCGGCAACGCTTCTTCATGAACATTATCCTAACGACACTCTTTTCTCGGTAGATCTTAATTGCGCACACCGATTTTGTGATGGTAACATATTGCCTCCTTTAGATCCTGATTCCACACAAGATTGTCCAGAACCACCAGAAGGGAACTGCATTAAATCTGAAACTTGTTGTCCAGAAGCTCTTTTGAGCTTCTTTTATGGTCTCGGAGTAAATTACAGCAGAAATTGTGCTAGCGATGACGTAGGCGGGAACTCGTATTATGATAGTGAACCTTGGTGTGCCAATGAGTACTATCATCACTGTGCGACACGAGATAATATATGGGATGCTCACGGATGGTATGCTCAACCGCTGTATTGGGTTGGTCATTGGGGGAACAGATGGTCTACTGAAACATCTGGCAACAAGTGTCTGATGTTAGGGCATCAAGGTCCTTGTGGTTCTTGTTATTCGTCCTGTGTACTCCAAGGTTGTTTTGGAGAAGGTACAAGGTTTGTAACTGCAATTAATAGTGGGTGTCTGGAGACATTCCCTTCCGTCCAAACTTTTGTAGGTTTTCCTTTCCCCTTAGTTTTAAATGGAAATGTTCTTTGTCAAAGTTTTAAGGTATGGGCAGAAGGGAGTGGAGAGTATTCTGTGCCTCCTCCTATAGATTTCTTAGCAGATAATGAAGTCGATATTGGGATTTTAACTATAACCGGATGGAACGAAGTTGACTTAATTGCTTCAGATGGTTGGTCTACCACTGATCCTCATCCCGAATCTTTGGGATATGGAACAGGTGCTGCCTATCATGATAATGGTCCACACGCGGGTATACCTAAAGGGTCAATGAAAACACCATTCTTCATGCATCATGTGGCTTCTCCTTGGGATCTTATTTATGATAATTCAATAGACATCTTTTATGCCCATATGTGGCATGCTGGTGCCTACGGTAAAACTACTCCCCTTCAAGATCCTGAGTGGCATGAGGGAGGGATCATGATGGAAGACGGCTTTGTTGAAGTGAACGGAGGCAGTGAACCTGGGTTCTTTGGAGATCAACCTTTAACTACAAGACTTAAAACGTTATTTCCTGATACAATTGATCCCGATGATCTTGCAATGTGGTACCACGATATAGATTCTAATGCTATATTGCATGCTGGTTCGGGAACATTCGTATATACTCTTACTGATTACACCATAGATGGTTGTTGTACAGAAGGAATCGAACAACTAACTCCTTGTACTAATCCTATAGTTAAACCTCTTCCTGTAACTGTAACTGCTCCGTGGGTTGCCTATGCGGAAGATTCTGGTTGTGAGGATTGTACGGAGGGATACTATCTCTCTATAACAGGAACAGTAGAGCCAGCTTTCCAATCCTCCCAGTGGAATCCTTTCTGTGAACTTCATATAACTTGTGAAATAGAATTTGAGGACCTAAGGTGTAACTTTAGTGAATCTTGTGGTGTTACAACACGACCTTATAGTGAAGAATCCACTCTACAAGGTTGTTCTGATGGAGGTTCTAAAACAAAATTTTCTAGTGCTAATCCTTACTATGAAAATGTATTTACAGAGGATTCGTCTGATATCTTTGATGGGATAAAACTAACATTTAATCCTGCTCTTGTAGGTTCGGCTATATCAGGTGCTTATCCCGGAGGAATTTCATATGTAACCGCTACGGCTGAGGGTCCTGCTACAGATGGAAGTCCTTACCAAGGAGGTATAATTATTTCGTATGTCTTTGAAAATGAAGATAATCCTGTATGTTGGCAATATAAATTCAACAATAGTACCATGAGTGGGGGTTTTACAACTAATAGAGTTCAGCAATTTATTGATGCTATAAATCTTCAAACTGATGGGTCGGTTAATGCATTAGGTGTTGTAGCATCGACTCCTACAGGAGGAAATGCTAATAATATTATATGGCAAGCTATTGAAGGTGGCCCAGAAAGAATTGATGGGGGTGCAAACTTTATAGCCAAATACAAATGGTACAGGAGACAAACTTGGAAGGGAATCGCACAATTAGAATGTGACCCTATCTCTTGTAACGAAGCAGATGGACATGGTGGCGATATAGCTTTTAACTATGAAACTACAAATTATGCTCAACGAAAAACTAGTACAATGGGATGGGTTGGTGTAGTAACATGTCCTACTTATTATAGTTGGACGATTACTTCCCAAGGGGATTCTTTTACGGCGTTATCTATGGTTTGGGAAGGTAATTAAAAACTAAGGAGACAAAATGGCGACAATAAAAACTGCAGTTAAGAAACCTAGAGAATATCAAGAACCAGAAGTAGATATGTCAATGCCCGTGGCTCAGGCATTTCAAACTAAACTAACCGAATTAGACATGAAAATGTCTAGACAAATGAAAGAAGTGAACAATACGCTTCTTGCTCTTGCTACTCATATGGAGGGTTTACAATCCCCCACTCCTATGCTTCCTCCTATGGAAGAGAAGAAGTGGAATCCGAGGAAGTCTGATATGCTTCTTTGGGATAAAGATTCTAAAGGGATCTCGTGGTGGAACCATTA